AATGCTTTGCCTGCAAACGTTATAGAAAGCAGCGCCGCAGTGCTTATTTGCATTAAAAGTATCACCCTCATAGCCGCCTAAGGGCTCTTCAACTGTTCTCCGCCCAGGGATGCCAATTTCGGCAACGCCATGGACCTCAACACACTCAAACTCGATAAACTCTTGTTCAACTTTTTTGTTATTAGCTGACATCACTTTTGTTCGCTTTCTTACAATCCAACTCGACGCGCCAATAATCCAAGTCGTCCCCACTATCAGAAGATCTGACGCTCTTTCCCTCCAAGACTTTGCGGAGTTGACCAAATCATCCAAGTTGATTTCAGTATCCTCAAAGTCATCATCGCTTAACTCTTTCCATACTTCATTGCGATGATCAATCTCAAATACTGCAGTATTGCCAACAGCAACTGTGACAATCGTTCTGTTTTCGTATTCCGTGTTGTTGAATATGACAAAACCCATGTGGCGTGAATACGCCCTGCCTACGCCTGGCTGACCTGCTTCTGGCCCAGCCTCAAGCAATACGTCTGCCAATCTGCCTGCAATCTTTCGGCGTTTTGCTTGGATCTCTTTGCGTGCTCTTTCGTTATCGCCCCCTTCAGTAGACGAAAATGGTGCGCTTATGATTTCCCAATTAAAACGGTATGCGGTGCCGTTATGGATTGGTGAACTGGTGCCGAAAGTTGTGTCCCCGCTAGGCGTATACGCCATCGAGAATCCGTCACTAAATTGACCATCTCTTGTTGGCGCTGTAAAAACTTCTCGGCCTACCGTTCCAGTAGCACCAGGGCCTTGGGTGCCATAAAGCAACGTTGCCGGTCGGTTGTTGCCTTCTACTGACGACCAATAAAGCGCAAACTCGTTATCAGACAAAGCGTTCAACCCAGCCGTTCCAAGCAAAATGCCGCCAAGGTCCGGCTCGTCAACACCAAACTCACCAGCAACGTAAACACCTTCATACGCTTGATATGCGCCGTAGGCGTAAAGGCGTGACCAGACCAAGGCAGGTGCAAGAATAATGCCACCTGTTGGAAGACCATCAGCACCCTCGCCACGCTTGCCGAACGGGATAGGAATCGGCTGACTTAACTCGGCAAGACTAGATACGTTGTCAAAATTTGTCGCTTGGTTAAATCGAGTTGGGCCAATCTGATCGGCAAGTTTTTTGCCTTTGATTTTTCCTGATTCAAGCGATGGTGCTTTTGGTGCTAGCAACATGCTGGCCCCTGTCAAAACAAGGCCAATCGCAAGGTTGATAAAAAAGGCAGTTACTGGATCAGCCGAATTAACAACATCAGGAATCCGGTCATATTCAGCAGGTCGCACACGCTGCCGCAGCATTGCGTGACGGACAAGCTCCCGATACTCTTCTTCACTACAGCCAATTGCTTGGATCAGTGATAATTCATACGGTAAAAGCGGCGGATTGAAAGGCGCTCCACCCGTTTCCAGTCCACTGCGGAAAGGAAACGATTGATGTAAAGGACGCCGTTCTGCCATACCACTCCGAAGGCCATTGGCCTCACGTCCAGCAATGCGATGTCGCCATCATAACTGGGGTGTTCAACGCGGTCACAGTAACGATTCAGTTCACCCATAACTTGCCTAGGCGTCATTTCATACCAGGCTGACTGCACTCCTGGATTTTTGATCTCTAGCTGGTCTAAGGCGTCAAAGACAAGGTGAATGCAATCGTTCTGCCCATAGCTGTATTTGCGGCCAATCAGATTGCTACACACGGACCTGAGCCGTGAACGGAATGTTGCCCACCTGATGACGGTGCAAACGACGGCCCGGCACGTTTGCCTGCACTGCATCAAGCACAGAATTCAGCTTGATTTGAATGGTCGTCTCATCCCAGCCGCCAGCAGAGCAGGCGCCAAAATACTCGTAAAGGGTCCGCTCAATGGCGTAGGTGCTGGAGTTCCAAAGAACCGTTGAGACCTTGGCCACATAAGTGTTGTCCAATGCTTCTACAACAAAGTTGCGGGTGATCTCTGTGTTGCCAAACTGCAGCGTCGCATCAAGGTTGTCGCCTTGCAGCGTCGCCATGGCACCGCCAAAGCCAAACGGCAAAAACGAGTGATTGTCAACGTTTTGCCCGATCGCGTAATTCTGAAACAGATACTGATTGAGCTGACCAGATCGACCAACCTCAAGCAAGTGCCCAAAAGCAAATTCCATCAGACGCCAACCCTCCGGCGAACAGCAGGTGAATTGCGCATTGAGCCGATAGCCCTGCGCTCACCTTCGGCCGCGCCTCGCTTAGCCGCTTGCGCGATGCCCGCTTGGAACTCAGATGCGGTCACATAATCCACGCTGTTGATGCGCTCCACATTAAAGCGAACGTCAAGAGTGCTGGCGTTAATGCTACCGCCTTCGCTGTTAGTCCCGCCTTCGCCGTTCTCAGGGATAACAGCACTGCCACGAGCGCCCCGTACATAACGCGCCATACTCTCGCGCATCTTGTTCTCAGGGATAACGTATTCCGGGCCAGCCTCTCCAATGACAGCATTGGTCGCACCCGAAGCAAAGCCGCCTTCAGCACTGAAAAAATTCATGCCGCTTGTCAGAGGCGTGACGCCAAATCCACCACCACCACCACCACCGAAAATTCCGCCAATACCACCAACAAGACTGCTAATCCCCTGCCTAAGGAACATTCCGCCAACAGACTTCAAGATGCCAGATAGCGATTCGCTAAGCGACTTGGCACCCGTTATTGCATCAGTAATGCCCTGTACGAGGCCATTTTCGATTGTTTGACCAATTTGTTTATATAGCTGATCTTGCTGATTAAGTTGCTCTCTCAACTTTTCTTGATGCTCCATCTGAGCATCAAATCCCTTCATAGCTTGTTCGATCTCATCGTCACGTTGGTCTGCAATGCGCTTATCGATTTCAAGTATCTGCTTCCTAAAATCTGCATGCGCTTGATTCAAGTCATTCTGTTTCTGAATGGGCCCAAGTTCACTCTCTGCAATCTCTTGCTTGCGGATCATCAACTCCAAAGTAGCCGCTAAGCGTTGTTGCTCCGATTCTTCTGCAGCCCGCAATTGATTTTTGAGGTCCAGCATCCGCTGCGACATATCCTTTCGCTTGTCGTCTAGATCTAGCAGATTGTTGCCATTGCCATTGCCATTGCCATTGCCGTCCCCATCCCCATCCCCATTCGTGGCACCTTCTAGCGCCTGCCGCAGCTTAATCAAGCGTTTCCGGGATGCTTCTAATCTGCCGTTGATATTCAGCAATGACATCTTTGCAGCCTTGTTGCGCTCGATCGATATGGTTTCTTCTTCTACTGCGATGGCCGCTTTGATCGTCTCAACATTGCCACTCTTGATCGCTTTAGTCATCCGGTCTTGAGCGGTTTTAGCCTCCGTGAGTCTCTTAGCCAGGTTGCCAAATGCCACTAGTGCCAGCGCAATCGGTATAGCAGTGATTGCCGCAGATAACAGACCGACTGCAACCGTCGATGCAGTAATCTTGACGTTTGCTGCAGTGATCGCATTCGCTAAAGCAGTCTTCCCTGCGGCTGCAGCAAGCGCCTTTTCGCCCATCACAGCCAGCCCTGTGATCGCCGCTTTGAGCACAGATGCACCGGCCAATGTGGTGATCAACCCATTGAGCGTGGCGATCGATGGTCCAAGGATTGCAGCTGCACCAGCCAGGCCAATTACCGCAATCGTGCCAGTCTGTATTGGATCAGGCAATTTGCCAAACAATTTAAGCAGCTCCGTGGCCCCTGTGAGCAACGGCGTAATAGCTGGTAGCAATCTCTGACCTATCGATATGCTCAACTGATCAGAGGCATCTCGGAAATCCTTGAAACGCTGCACATCAGAATTCTTAACAATGGCAGCAATTTTGTCAGCACCCTCCGATTCAACGCGCTTAAGGGCTCTAATGATGATATCGGTAGACAGCTTGCCTTCAGATGCGAACTCTTTTAGATCCCCAACTGCGACACCAGTTTCAAGCGACACCGCACCGAGCAAGCCAGGTATCTGCTCTGCAATGCTGCGGAATTCATCACCTTGCAAACGGCCAGATCCCAATGCTTGAGCCAATTGCGTAAATGCTGCGCTTGCGCCCGCAGCACTAACACCACTCAATTTTGCGACTGTATTAAAACCGATAAATGATGATTCGATATCCGCCAGCTCGATGCCTAATGGTCGCAACCTGGTGAAGATATCGGTGACGCCTTCGGCAGCCTCTCGGTTGCTAAGGCCAAATGTCTTGGCAGCCCTGGCGACAAGCTTTTGAGCTTTTTCATACTCGCCATACTCGCTTGTGACGAGCTTGAGTCGTGTCTGCAGATCATTAAATGATGCTGCTGACTGAATGGCCGACTTTGCAATCAGACCGAGCCCTAGGCCAGCAGCTGCAGATTTTAATCTTCCAAAAGTACCAGCAGCAGTGCCCGCAGCTCCATTGAGCCGGTTGAGCTGGGCCACTGCGTTATTCGCATTGACCCTAATCTCAACGTTGGAGATTGCCACGGCGGCCTAATCGGTACATCAAGTTTAATGACGTCTGTATTTAGCCCGTTCAGCTGCTTTGTGCTCCTCTTCAGCTTTTAAGCTGTAATAAGCAGCAAAATGCGCCAATTCCGCATCGGTGAGTTCGGTGCGCAGCCGACTTACCGTCATCCCTAATTCGCAGGCCAGAAAGAATTCGAATTTAGTCCAGCTGTCCTGCTTTAGTCGTTTTTTACGTCTTCGATGTCAACGTCTGCAGAATCGCCGACACCAAATAAGAATAATTCAAGCTCATTGAGCACATTTTCAGGCAATTGCCGATGTAATTTGACAGCATCAGCAGCCGCAAATGCTTTAGTGCCATCTTCAAGCTCTGCCATTTGACACAACATCTGTGTGCTGATGTCTAGAGCCTCAGTAGTGCCAGCTAGGTCCTGAGCCTTTTTGCGATCTGCACGGGTAATAGGCTTGAAATAAAGATCTGCGATCTTGCCGCCAGCAGCATTTTTTAGTTCGAATTTACGACGTTGGTGGAGATCAAACGCCTCAACCAACTGATCGACCAATCGCTTAGATCCAGCCATTAAAAATGAGATTTACCCGTGCAGATTATAACTGCCGCTATCACTCAAGGTTAGAAGTGATAGTGCCAGATGTCACAAAGTCACAAGATACAATCACCAGCTCGCCAACAGTCGAGGTGATTTCCATGCTGGTAATGATGCCACCAAAAGCAACACTATCAGTGCCGGTTGAGGTGCCAGTGGTAAACAGCTCAAAGCTTGCATCAGTGGCATCGTTAGTTTTCACGATGTCCTCGATTAGTCCAGCCTGGCCGGTAGCATCAGGGTCATAGACCAGTTCTACTGTACCGGTACCTGAAATCAAGCCACCAATAAAATTACGGAACGTATCGCCGTGATCAGTAGTCTCGTAAGTTTCCTTGGTAATTGTCAGACTCCAGCTGCGGGTGCCGACAACCGTTGCGAGTGAGCCAGAACCAGTTTCAAACTGGACTGCGCCTTGTTCTCCGCGAAGGGTGGCCATGGTCAGAGTTCCTCGAAAAAGTCAAAGGTCACACGGACCTGGGTTTGGAAATAGCCCTCAGGTGATGGCGATGCCACAACCTCGGGGCCGATCGGAGGATCAAAATGAACGCCCGACACGTTGATTCTATTATAAAGATCTCTCACCCTTTTGCTGATCACATAATTGGCACCTGGGCCAACGCCTTTTGCTGTGAATATATTGATCACGACAACGCCAGGCAGTTGATTTTTCGAATTGGTGGTGCCGCCGTGTGACAAGTATGCGCTGGAGCCAAAGCTAAGCAAACACTGCACCCACGAGCTATTCGGCGTAGGCTCATATGCCATGTTGTGAAACACGACTGGTATTGCAGGTGAGTCAGCTAATTCAGTAGCTAGCCTCCCTTCAATGGTCGCACGCACGGAATTTAGGTCTGCAGCGGCCATCAGCTGTCACGTTTGATTTGATTGTACGTCCGACGCACATACTCCTGCATATTTTTAGCAATTAGCTCAACCCAACCAGCATCTGCCTGAGCACTCCAACCATTCGCGAGCCGATCAGCGTATGGCAAGTTGTTGTGGATGTGGTAGCTACGGCCAAGCCTTTCTGAGCCACTTGAATAATTCGTATACTGCGGTGGTGGAGCTGGAATAGTTTTGCCTTTTTCAACAGGAGGGTGCGGCTCTCCAGTTGATGTATTCTCTCCAATATGCCAGCTGGCCCTAAATCTGCCGGTGTCGACCGGGCTGCCCTTTTTGAGCTGCCTGTCGGTCTCCAGTACTGTGGCTTGAATCAGCTGGTTGAGCTGTTCTTCCGCGAATCCGCCTATGAATTCAATCGGGATCTCACGGCGTGCCATATCATGCCCTCAAGATCAGCTCGTAAATGATGGCGTCGTTAGCCTGCTCGATGGTCTCGACCTGGATGATCTGATAGACAATGGAGCTAATCACGACACGATCTTTAGTCTCAGGTGCAGATGGCAATTCTTTGGCCGCAACGGTCAATTTCTTATCACCAGCCTGGATCAGCTCGTTGGCTTCACGCACATTGACATCGACGACCACGCCTTTGACGTCAGAATCACTCTCAGTCTCGGCGACAGCACCTGTCGTGGTGTTGTAGCTGCCGCCCGTCACATAGCGAATAGTGACATCGCCACCAAATTTGCTGACGACTTTATCGGCTACTTTTTCAAGCGCTTTGGATAGCGACATCAGATCCGGTAGGCAATACAGGCACCACTAGACAGCTGGATGCTCGTGAATACGCCATAGATGGTGGAGTCTGCTACAAAAGCCTCACTACCCAAGCTGTTGCCGGTGTAGTTCTCAGCAGTCACAGCATCAATAGTGGTATCTTCCTTAAAGTAGATCGCACAAAAGCGGCCAGTATGCGCAGCCGTGTCTGTGATCACTTCAGCACCCACGCTGTAATCGATTGCCATGATTAGCTCCGTTTGATGGCTACGTTGCCTGGTCCACTAATTCTAAGGTCTGTGAGATATCGCTCCACCATCGGCGGGATGCGATCAGCTCCGACAGCACCAAATTTGTCAGGTGTGACGTTCAAGCTACCGATCTGCACGTTCTTGTAATCTTCAAGACCGCTCAGTCCCAGGCCATCAACGTTGTTCTTGAGATAGACCGCCAGCTCTACCTGCGCCCGCTTAATTTGGTCGGGCACCTCAGTGTCGGTGTAGTAGTCAGTCGTGATGCGGAATGGGAACCCTACCGCATACGTGTTGAGGTATGTGTCAGGCTTGCGGACACCGGTGCGAGGCCATTGCAGCGCCTGCGTGTCTGTGGCCCGCGCCCCTAGAAATCTTTCGCGGTCTAACCGCTGCGTAGCTGTAGCTAGAGCTCGATTGCGTGTATCATCAGTGCCCGTGGTCCACTTAGCCACATCGGTGCTGCTCACCATGGCATCTACCAGGTCGTTCGCATCACTCAGGGTGATGTAACTGTTGGCTGTCGCTGAGCCCACGGTCGCGACGATTGTTACTGCCATTGGTCTTCTTGGATGAAGGCTTGCGTTTGGCTTTTACAGGTGCGGAGGCCACCGCTTTTGCGGCAGCCTCACGTTCCTGCGCCCGCCTGAAAGCGAACAGACCCATCAGGAGCTAGCGCCCTTCAGAGCCACGAAGTTGAGGACGATCGCCTCAGATAGCGAACCAGCCGACACGTTGGCAACAGTGATCTTGAAAGATCCTGCAGCCAGAGTGTTAGCCTGCACCAGGTAGGAACCGGCGGTTCCACCTGATGCGTGGTTCACCACCACCACATCGGTAGCGGAAACTTCGCTATTGGTCACGGTGAACGACACTTCAGCGGCAGCAGCCAGTGCAGCATTGTTCATGGTGATTACACCGGATGCCGTGTTTGCGGTCACGCCGGTGCTTTTGTTGGTCGACTGGGTGACAGACGTGCCAACGGTCGGGCCTACAAGTTTGCCCGCTGTTGCTTCAAAGATTGATGCCATCGTTAGTTACCTCAGTCTTGGTTGCTGACGTTGGTGGCCCGAACGATGCCAATGTTCTTGGTCTCGTACACCTTTGACCAGTTGCCCACAGTCTCAAGCTGAGAGCGGGTCGGGTTGGTGGTTGAGACACCCCACTTCAAGCCTACCGGGTGATAGACGTAGTGAAGGTCCAAGGACATTGCGTCGGACTTCGCGAGGATGTCCCGGTCCACCTCAGTTTGCATTCCCATCTGTTCACCAGATGCGACTGCGCCTGCAGTGAAGAAGAACGATCCGTACTCAGTTGAAGAACCAGAGCCAGTGGTCTGCACATCATCAGAAACGATCACGCGCAGGCCCATAAAGGTCGGCACTTCAGGGTT